ATGGTAAATGGCGTTAGAATCATTGCGATGGATAAATACGAAATCAGACGACAGCGCTTGCTCTATATCCGTGATAATTTATGCGGCGGTAAGGCTGTTGATGTGGCCCGAACCCTTGGACGGGAGCCTTCTTACGTCTCAAGGATGCTCTACCCCGAAGGCAAAAAGCAAAAGAAAAGGATAGCTGACGAGATGGTCGAACTTATTGAATCTTCGTTCAATCTGCCCCGTGGATGGATGGACGGTATCACCGGTAATATTGATATCGAGCGAGAACCGGTAGAGGATTCGCCGCAGATGCCATATGTCATTGAGGTTCTGGATGCCCAGGCCAGCGCAGGGCCGGGCTGCATTGTCTCCAGTGAGGTTGATGAAACGGTGAATAGCATCACCTATGACTCTGCCGGCGCGCTGCGGCTTTTTGGTAACCGGCCCGCAGAGCATATCAAGGTGATCACGGTCTCCGGCGATAGCATGTCCGGCACCATTGAGACCGGTGACTACATTTTTGTCGATGTCTCGAAAGACTACTTTGAAGGTGACGGCATTTATGTCTTTTCTTTTAAAGGCGCGGTGCTGGTGAAACGTCTTCAGTTCACGGCGGATGGGCTGCTCGTTCACTCGGATAACAGCAAATATGCGGACTGGACGATTGGCGAAAGCCATGAACAGTATCTGAAGATCATTGGTCGCGTGATTTATAGCCACAGCGTTAAACGCTTTGTTTAAAGGCGTTCATTGCCGCGCAGCTTCGCCATCCTGTTTCTGTCATAAACCCTGAGCTCAGCCATAAGCATTACCCGGGTATGCCACCTGTACGCCGGGCATACCTGCGGCTTCGCACCCCTCAATCCTGTGACCCGCTGTTCAACACTACCCGCCTCGGACCTTTTCAGCTGTTTTTACGCGGCATACCACTTTTTTTTCAAAAATATTTTCAATATTTTCAATTGGTTAATGTGTTTTTGTCATAAAGTATACCTATGGGTATTTATTTTTAAATAACCCTGAGGTATTCTTCTGTCATCAGCTTGATAGGCAGCACTATCCGGATGATGAAATACAACGATTCATAACTGAATCTACGTGGCTGAAAAGCCAGCGCCATGGCGCAGTGCGCTTTGGGGTGAAGCCATTGGCAAGGATCCGATTGCCGAAGGCATTCCGCCAAAGCCCATTAAAGGAGACCGCAATGTCCCGTAAAACCGCGTTTAATGGCTCCGCTGCGGGCCGACGTCGCGCGCAGCGCTCCCACTTACAAAATCCGCAAACGCTCAGTTCAGATCTTATCCATCGGCCCACTCCGTCCCGCGCTCAGATTCAGGCAAAAGGGAAGCACCATACGCCTGAACGTATTGAGGACGCATTGCCGATTAAATTTGTGGCACAGGATATTTTTTGGCAGCGCGAGGAATATAAACGGCAAATTGAGCGAGCGACCATCATTTATCAGCAAGAATTTGCACACCAGTATGCGCAGCCAGGAACCTGGCTCTTCCAGAGGGCAATTTATGCGCTTGGTTTGCAAAAAAGAAAGAAAGTAACGGCGAGGTAACGCCTTAGTGCCAGGAAAAATGACCCTGCGCTTCGTTATTTACCATCATAACTCATAGTGAAAGAAGGGAGGGTATATGTCCGATCCTGTTTCCGGTACGTCGATAATTGTTGCTGGTGGATTAATGGGCGCTGGTATGTTTGGCCTCGTGACAGGTATTGATTATGGCGTTGTTTTTGGGGCTTTTGCCGGCGCGGTATTTTATGTTGCGACGGCGGTTAATATCACGCGTTTTAGACTCGCTGCCTATTTTATGACTTCTTTTATTGTCGGTGTTCTGGGTTCCGGGTTAATTGGTACGAAGCTGGCTATCTGGACCGGATACAATGAACGACCTTTAGACGCGTTAGGCGCCGTGCTGATATCCGCGCTGATTATTAAGATACTCACGTTCCTGAATAATCAAGAACTAACCGACCTCTACAAAATACTAACCCGCAACAATAGTGGGCGCCCGAATGGGAAATGAACTTCCCGCGCTGCTTAATGCCGTTCTCTGCGCTTTGATCACCCTAACCTTAATGTTTTATCGGCGCGCCCGGTACAGGAGGTATCGACCATGGATATCGTATACGGCTTATTTGCTGGTAATCACCTATGCCAGCATACCGTTTCGTTATCTCTTCGGCTTGTATACGTCGACCCACTGGTTGGTTGTTACCGTGAATTTTTTTGTCTTTATTGCCGTGTTCCTGGTGAGGGGGAATATTGCGCATTTAATCGATAAATGAGGAATAAATGAATAAAGATGAGATTTTTAATGCCATTCTGGAAAAGGAGGGCGGTTATGTAAATCATCCTGATGATAAAGGAGGTCCGACAAACTGGGGGATTACTCAAGTCACCGCACGGGCTCATGGTTATGATGGCGATATGCAAAAACTGACGCGCCAACAGGCGCTGGATATTCTCAACGCTGACTACTGGATTGCGCCCCGGTTCGATCATGTTGCTGAAATATCTACCGCGATCGCTGAAAAACTGTGTGACGCCGGGGTCAATATGGGGCCTGTTCTGCCGGGTAAGTGGCTTCAACGCTGGTTAAACGCTTTTAATCATCGTGGAGTACTTTATCCGGATCTTATAACCGATGGTGTTATTGGCCCCAGGACCTTAAATGCCTTGAGCCATTATGTTATTCGAAGAGGCAGTGAAGGGGAGCTTGTACTGCTACGGGCATTAAACTGTAGCCAGGGGCAGTATTATCTGGAGTTAGCAGAAAAAAGTGAGGCTAATAAATCATTTATATATGGTTGGTTAAGGGCTCGGATAGCTATGTAATTTTCTGTTTTATTAATCTAATTCGTTCAGTAACTGAAATCTGGAGAAAGTGAATATGTATACATCTAATGATTTAACCCTCTCAATGTTTTACTCATCTGCCATTGCTGAGGAAACTGGTAATAAAGTCGCAACGCTCACCGTTCAAACCATGGGGCCATCAGCGGAAATTTTACAAATCAGTAAGTTGCACTGTATTACTGATGAAAATAAAGCGAAACGTTATAGTATTGGCGAGCAGTTTATTGCTAATGGCTCCGACTCTCTTCTCGCCGCTATTGAAACCTGGTGGCGTGATAATTCTGCGGCTCTCATTGAAGAGTTAATGATTGAAGTTATGGATTTTATTTTGAGTAATGTTAACCAAAATGCAACCTGGATCGGCCAGTATGGTATGAAAATTTTTGAAAATGAGCCGGTGGCAAAACGTATCCCTGATAGCGTATTACAGAACGGCAGCCACACCAATTCCTGAAAAGTGATGTGGTGTTAAAGCGTAATCACTATGGCGCAACAATAAGTCATAATTAAACAAGCTATTCGCATTGATAAAATGCATTCAAATATTTAAATATCAATAATGGAGATATTATTATGGGTTTTGCTCTGCCTAATGGCTCAACCGTTTTTGTTGGTTCCGGTCTTGGTTCTCCCGTATCTGTGAGTACGGTTTCCAATGCTGAAGGTGCGGTATTTACCGTTGCTGAAAATCATAACCTTAAGGTTGATGATGTCGTGCTGATTTCTTCGGGTTGGGGTGTAATCGATGGTTTAGTTGCCAGAATCACCGCACAAACAACAAATAGCGTAACCATTTCGGTCATTAACTCCAGCGACCGGAATTTTTTCCCGGCTCATGCCGGTGGCGGGAAATTACAGAAAATCACGGAGTGGACTGAGATTCCACAGATTACGGAAGTCGCACAGTCGGGTGGTGAACAGCAGTATGCACAGGTACAGTTTCTGGCAGACGATCGCCAGCGTAATATTGGCACCTTTAAGGCGGCTAAAAGCCAAACCTTTACCTTAGCGCATGATGCTTCTTTACCGATCTATAAAGTATTGGGCATGGCGGATCGCTACGGTCAGGTGTTACCGCTACGCATGTTTGTGCCTAATGCGAAGGAGTATCGCTATTGGTCTGGCGTTCCGTCATTTGATCCGCAACCGGTGACCGCGGTGAATAGCGTTGAAACCGTACAAGTCGCGTTTTCCATTCACTCTCGGGATATTACTTTCTACAAATCGGAAGATTAATCGTTCTCCTTATCTGTGGAACATAAATTAAATTCAACTGGGCTCCTGCGGGAGCCTTTTTTAAGGGTATTTATGAGCGCTATTTTCAAATTACAACCTAACCCTGTTTTTAAAGCTGATGTTGCTATTCCTCGTGCCGGTGAAGAAGACGGAGTGCTGAATTTTACGTTTAAGCATCGGCCAATAAAAGAACTGGCAGAGCTAGAAGATATTGACGAAAAAACGGTCTGTGATTTCTTACTGGAGATCGTCGACGGCTGGGCATTATCTGAACCCTGTACGCGAGAAAATATGGGCGTGCTGGTAGATAACTATCCGGGGGCCGTTAAAGCAATAATGGCTACTTATTATCAGGAGCTGACGGGAAATCGCGAAAAAAACTGATTGCGGTTGCCTCTGCATTCTATACGCCTGAACCATCAGCGGATGAGCTAAGCGCATTCGGTCTGACAGCCGAAGACTATGACGATATTGTCATCAACGTCTGGCCCGATATCTGGCCTGCGTTTGTGGTCTTTCGCACGGCCAGCACGCAGTGGCGCACCAGTCCAGGAGGGGTTATCGGTCTGGACTACAGTGTCCTCGCATGGCTCATGAGGGTTTATGATATAGCTGATGAGGTAACCGCAATAAACGATATTCAGGTAATGGAACGGGTGGCCTTGAATATCCTGAATAAACTACAGAACTAGCCTGGGTTTTAGCAGAAGTATGTTCACATTATTAATCAATGTAAACCAGATAAGTAGTTGGTTTATTCTTTCAGGAGATAATCAATGGCGGGTGATACAACAATAACACTGCGCATGAATAACAGTGAACTGGAAAAAAGCAATCAGCTTCTGGATAAATATCAACAGAAAGTAACTGTCGCCAGCCGTAAAAGTGAAGAGTTTAATAAGACTTTTCGTGCTGCAACAGATATCCAGAAAAAGCATACGGATGGCCTGAAAAGGTTAATACAGACGTTACCCCTTCCTCCAGCCAGAATGGGATCCATACTTCAGGATATGATAAAGAAATCTGAGGATGAGACCTACAATATAACGTCAGGCTCTAAAAGTTACTGGGATTCACTGGCAGGAATATGTAGCCCTCCAAAAGAAGAACTGGGTAATACGCCAAAAGTTTTTCGCCCAGGCGCAAATATGGAAGAGCGTTCTGACGATGATACGGAAAAAGGGGGGAAGAGCGATTGGCTCGGCGGTTTAATGGCAGGAGCCAAAGAGGCGTGGGATAAATTCCTTAAGGATGGAGAAAACGTTCATGGCAAGCTTAAGGATTTAGCTAAAGACGCTTTTAGCTCAATGGGAAACTCGCTGGTGGAATATATAACCACAGGAAAGGCGAATTTTAGTGATTTCCTGATGACCTTTCTGAAAGGGACGCTGAAGATGCTTAGCCAATTATTGTTGGTAAAAGCCATGCAGGCTTCCTTTAACGCGATGTCGAATTCCGGCATTGGCTGGGTAGCATCCATCGGTAAAGTTTTCACGGGCCACTCCGATGGCGGCTATACCGGCGACGGGGGTAAATATGAGCCGAGAGGGATTGTTCATGGCGGCGAATTTGTTTTTACCAAAGAGGCGACCTCGGCGATAGGGATTGGCAACCTTTACGCCATGATGCGCGGTGCGCAGGGGTATGCGGGCGGCGGCTATGTGGGAACGGCATCAATGCTGGGACTGGGTTCTTCAGGCGCAGGGCCACTGACCATTCAGACCTCAGTACTTATTCAGAATCAGGGCTCAGAACCGCAGGCGGCCGACAATAACGGCGCGTTAAATCGCGCCTGGCAGCAGACGATAGACCGTTCCGTTCGCGCTGGCGTGGCAAATGAATTGAGGCCTGGTGGCCTTATCTGGAATGCAAACCACGCACGTTAATTTTTTGATTCCCGGAGAAGATATGGCAATAGAAACCTTTACCTGGCGAACGCAAATACAAGCGGGTTTGCAGGGGGATTTTAATTTCACCGTTCGCGAGGCTCGTTTTGGCGACGGATATCAGCAGATCGTCGGCGATGGTCTACATTTTGAAAAACAAAGCTGGCCAGTGACCTTGACCGGAGAAAAGGAAGAGATATTAGCCGTGCTTGAATTTATGCGGCGTCATGTAACGAAGTCGTTTATCTGGGATAACCCTGCGGGGGAATCCGGGCTTTATCGTGTTAGCGCCGATTCACTAAAACTTTCGCCATTATCGAGTCAGATAATGACGGTAACCGCCACATTTAACCAGGCATATGCACCATGATTACAGCTGATTATCAAAAACTTGAACCCGGGAGTGAAATACGTTTACTGGAAATTGATGGCAGCGTCTTTGGCATGGATGATGTCTTATATTTCCACGGGCACAGTATCGCCCATAGCGAAGCTGAAATCCAGGCTGCTGGAGGGGACGAAACGCGTTTGCCTGCAAAATCCATTTGGTGGCAGGGCAATGAATATATGCCATGGCCTTGTATTATTGACGGGATTGAATCTTCTACCAGCGGTCGGGACGCGCAACCATCGCTGAAGGTGGCAAATATTGATGCTTCGATTACCGCGCTGTGCTTGTATTACGATGACCTGGTTCAGGCGAAAGTCACCATTCACGATACGCTGGCAAAATATCTCGACGCACGTAATTTCCCTGAAGGTAATGCGAGAGCCGACCCCACGCAGGAAAAACGAAAAGTCTTCTTTATTGATGCCAAAAGTGAGGAGACCAATGAAGCGATTGAGTTCACGCTTGCCAGTCCAATGGATTTGCAAGGAATAATGATCCCAACGCGTCAGCTGCATTCTATCTGTACCTGGTGTATCAGGAATAAATACCGCAGCGGCGATGGTTGTGATTATACAGGCCAGCGATATTTTGATAACAATAATACACCTGTTACCGATCCGGCGCTGGATGTTTGTAACGGCACTTTGTCGGCCTGTAAATTACGCTTTGGCGAAGACAATGAGCTGCCTTTTGGTGGTTTTCCCGGCACGTCTTTAATTCGGAGCTAACATGCGCCAGAAAGTTATCAGGGCTATTCAGGTGCATGCTCAGGAGCAATATCCTCGAGAATGCTGCGGTGCGATTGCCCAAAGGGGGCGGGTAGAGCGCTATTTCCCCTGTCGTAATATTGCCGATGACCCCCAGGAGCATTTTGTTCTTGCGCCAGAGGATTTTGCACGGGTAGAGGATTGGGGCACCGTAACGGGGATCGTCCACAGTCACCCCGACGCGACGACCCAGCCAAGCGAGCTGGATAAGGCTCAGTGTGACGCGATGTTGTTACCCTGGCATATTTTCAGCTGGCCGGAAGGCGATTTTCGTACCATTTATCCGCGAGGAGAATTGCCGCTGCTGGAACGTCCGTTCGTGCTTGGCCATTATGATTGCTGGGGACTGGTAATGAGCTATTTTCGCCAGCAGCATAATGTTGAGTTGACGGATTATCGTGTGGATTATGCCTCGTGATATTGATTACACCTATACCAGGGCTAACGTCATCAATGGTCGTTTTCACTATGCCAGCAGCAGTAGCAAAACGCGCTATACCAACGCGCTCGTCTCATGGTCTGATCCAGAGAATGAGTATGCGGATGCGATGGAGCCGGTTTTTGAGCAGCCGCTTGTCGCCCGCTATGGATTTAATCAGCTAGAACTTACGGCGATTGGCTGTACCCGTCAGTCGGAGGCCAACCGTAAAGGGCGTTGGGGAATTCTGACCAACAATAAAGATCGCGTAGTGACTTTTTCAGTCGGACTGGACGGTAATATTCCACAACCCGGCTATATCATTGCGGTGGCGGACGAAATGCTGGCGGGAAAAGTCAACGGTGGCCGTACCCGCGAAGTGGATGGCTGCGTTATTACGCTCGATCGTAAAACGGAAGCGAAAGCCGGGGACCGTCTGTTATTGAACCTGCCATCGGGGGGGACGCAAGGCCGAACCATTGAGAGCGTCGATGGACACGTCGTCACCGTCACCGCTGAATATGCCGAAAGACCAGAACCGGAATGCGTATGGGCCATTGAGTCTGACTCTCTGAGGGTCCAGCAATATCGTGTTGTGGGTGTTAAAGATAATAACGATAGCACCTTTACAATTTCCGCAGCCGCTCACGATCCGGATAAATACGCCAGGATTGATTCCGGTGCGATTATTGATAGTCGGCCAATCAGCGTTATTCCTCCAGGGAAGCAAAGCGCGCCAGCTAATATCGTTGTTGAGTCTTATTCCGTGGTTAATCAGGGGATTAGCGTTGAAACGCTGCAGGTTCACTGGACGGCAGTACAGAATGCCATTGCTTATGAAGCACAGTGGCGCCGCAATGAAGGCAACTGGATAAACGTGCCCCGGAGTTCCGTTGCCTCGTTTGATGTCAGCGGAATTTATGCCGGCCGATACATCGTAAGGGTGCGCGCTATCAATGCCGCGGAAGTGTCGAGCGGCTGGGCATATTCGCAAGAGAAAACGCTGACCGGCAAAATCGGCCTGCCTTCGGCACCTGTTTCGCTGACCACAACATCCCTTCTGCATGGCGTTCAACTAAACTGGGCGTTCCCGGAGGGAAGTGGCGATACGCAAAAAACCGAGCTGCAGTACAGCCCAAATCCAACCGGCAACGGCGCGATGGCGCTTTCTGACGTAACGTATCCGGGAAACTCGTATCAGCAGATGGGCCTGCAGATTGCGGCGACGTTCTGGTACCGGGCACGCATTGTCGATCGCCTTGGTAACGAAAGTCCGTGGACCGTCTGGGTGCAGGGGATGGCCAGCGACGATATCGGGGAGTATTACGACAAGCTGACCGACGCAATTAAGGACACCGAAGCCTGGCAAGAATCTCAGCGGGATATGGAGGAAACCCACAAAACGCTGACGGAAACCGCTGATGCCATCCGTGAAGAGGTCGAGCAGCAGGTTAACGAAATAAACCAGAGCATTAATGAGACCGCCGGGGGGATCCGTAAGCAGGTTGATGGGCAGATAGCGACGGTCAATAAGTCGATAACAGAGAATATTGACCTCGTTAATCAGACCCTCAATGACACCATCTCGACAGTAAACAAAAGCATCAACGATGCTGTGAGTGATATTAATACTTCCGTCGACCAGCAGATAGCAGATGTCAATAAAGCCCTGACTGCGGGGGACTCGGCGTTAAAATCCCAGCTGCAGACGGTTGAAAACGGCCTGAAACAGTCCATTGCTCAGGCAAATACGGGCTGGGATAAAGCGGTAAAACAGGAGACCGCTGACCGCATTGCGGACGTCAACGCGAAAGCGGCGCAGGCGGCAGACCAGTTGCTCAATGAAAAAAATGAGCGGGTGGCCGCCATCGAGTCAACTCAACAAATAATACAGGATATTAATAACTCCCTGGCCACGCAGATGGCTCAGATTTCGGCGGGTACCGGGGAGCAGTTCGACAGTCAAGCTATCTGGTACTTCGATAACGATCGTGAAGGATGGACATCCAACGGAGGCATACCTTCAGTTATTGAAAATGGCTGGCTGAGGCCGACAAATCATGCGACCGATGCTTATATCACATCTCCTGTAATCAGTATTAGTGGCAGGGCTTATCGCTTTCTGAAGTTGCGATTGAAGAAAACGGGCACACCTGTGTGGAGTGGCCAGGTTCGTTGGCGTTATGAAGGGCAGACGTTCAATGACAGCCGCATGCTGACCGTGGCGGAGCCGGACTATGATAGTAGCGGCAGGGCTGTCCTCAGTATTCAGGATATCCCTTGGGGAAGTGCCGATGGTAAACCGGTGATCCAGTTCCGGCTTGATTTAACATTGGATCAATCTGATGAGAACTTCATTACCATTGACTGGATTGCCGTTGGCCGACCGACTCCGGGAGCCAGTACGGCAGCATTGCGCGAAGAAGCAACAACCCGTGCTAATGCAGATGCGGTAGAAGCGACAAAGAGAACTACGCTGGCCGCGCAGATACGCGGGACGAGTGAGAGTAATGATCTGGCTGACCTGAGTTCCGGTCTGTTGTTTCAGGAGATGAACGCGCGTATCACCGCTGATAAAGCAGAGGTGACGGCCAGAGAATCGCTGCAGGCGCAGTTCAACGACAATAAATCCTCGGTGGTGGAGGAACTGAGCTCCCTGACGACAGCGCAGAGCGCGCAGGCCAGCAAAATTAGCGGTCTGGAAACCAGTCTGGGTAAAAAAGCCGACGCAACCGCGCTCCAGACGCTGACGCAAAAGGTCGAACAGCAGGGCACCACGTTAACCAGCCAAGGAAATACGCTGACCTCGCTGTCTAACCGCGTCGGGAAAACGGAATCGGGCGTGGCCGCAAACAGCAACGCCATCACAGGTCTGCAGTCTACTGTCAGTCAGCAGGAAGATAAGCTCACCAGCCAGGGTTTGTCTCTAACAAAGTTGACGAACGATCTGTCAGCAACAAATGCCAACGTCAGCAAGAAAGCGGATGCAAGCGCGCTGCAGACGCTGCAGAACACGGTCACGCAGCAGGGGGGGACGCTGACCACTCAGGGCAGCGCGATCGTCTCGCTGGAAAACTCACTGAATGCGCTGGATGTGGGTGGGGCGAACCAGATCCCCGATTCCGGCAGTCTGATCAGATATGGCAACGTGAGTACGGATAAATATAACGGAAACGGCGTGATGGCCTTCACGCTGAAAGCCGGAGCAGCATACCGTGACCTTATCAGTATCAACCTGTCCGCGCCGGTGGACGGAACCGAGTACGTTCTGAGTTTTTACGCGAAGGCGGCGATAAACGGGCAGAAGGTCCGGAGCCATTTCTACAGCCCGAACAGCACGAAAAAGGCGGTGAGCAGCCAGGGGAACACGTTTACCAATTCAGATGGGCTGTGTGATTTCACTCTGACGACGGAATGGCAGCGTTACTGGGTGAAATGGACGCAGGGTGCGGGTACTGGCAGCAAAAAGCTGATTGTTGCGCGTATTCAGCAGGGGTCGACAGACCAGACGGTGTACCTGAGTTCCCCGAAGTTTGAGCGGGGGAATGTGCCGACGGCATGGAGTGAAGCGCCGGAAGATAACGCCAGCGCGGCGGCAGTGAGCGCTCTGACATCGCGGGTGGATTCAGCGGAGGGCGTCCTGACCAGCCAGGGGCAGTTGCTGACGAGCCTGCAGAACGGACTGACGACAGCAGACCAGAACATCGGAAAGAAAGCTGACAGCAGCGCCGTGAACACGCTGACAAACCGGGTCAGCCAGGTTGAAAACACGCTGACCACGCAGTCAGAAAGCATCACCTCGCTGTCCGGAAGCATCAGCACGCTGCGCAACCAGGTCTCCAACCCGTGGTTTGATGGCTCGCTGGAAAGCTATGCGGATGGTCAGCAGATAAGCGGCAGCGGCGCAATCGTGACCACGGCGCAGAAATTTAACGGCAGCAGGAGCCTGAGGCTGCGCCGTGAGGCGAATAACGGCGGCAACAGCGACAAGCAGATAGGGCCATGGTCGAGTATCCGCGAGAATGCCGTGTACAGTGTTGAGCTGTGGGCAATGATGCCGGCAGACCAGTCCCCGTCGACGGGCTGGCAGACGATAGTCGGCATTCAGGGTCAGAATGCGGCAGGGCAGAACAGTTGGCAGGGGGCGGTCACCATAACGGAAAGTGGCCTGGGCGAGCGCGGGAAGTGGGTGAAGTTCAACGGCAAGGCGCGGATGAACGGAACCGGCAGGACGCGCGGTGTGGTATGGATTTCCACACGCGGAGCGACGGGTAGCGGAACGCCAGGTTACGATCTGTATATTGACGATATTGTCATTACGGATGTGACCGATGCTCAGAAAGCACTGGATGTAGCTGATGCCAGTACCACAGCTGTCAGTGGACTGACTACCCGCGTAACGAATGCTGAGACTAAAATCACGGCACACAGCCAGCAAATAACCAGTCTGCAGAGCTCCCTTAGTGGTAAAGCTGATGCTGGAGCAGTCAATACATTGTCCAGTCGGGTGACCAGTGCTGAAGATAAAATCGAATCAACAGCCAGCAGCCTGACCAGCCTGAATAGTACCGTCGGTACGTTATCCTCGACCGTACAGGCCCAGGGACAGACTCTGTCGGATACAAACGGCAAGGTTAACTCGACATACTCCATTAAGGTTGAAACAAATAACGGTAAGAAGGTTGGTGCGGGGATCGTGTTAGGGAGCGACGGCTCCACCAGTGACATGCTCCTCTATGCAGACCGCTTTTCACTGTTTAACCGCAACAGCAAAACCGCCGTGCCGGTGATGATTGCGGAAGGTAACGAGCTGTATATTGATTCGGCACGAATTAAAAACGGCGCGATTGATATTGCCAAAATCACAGATCGACTTTCCTCTACTAATTATGTGGCCGGATGGAGAGGCTGGAGTATTACCAAGAGCGGAAGTAGTGAATTCAATAACGTTGTGGTTCGCGGTGAAATTCAGGCTGATACAGGTACTTTAAATAATGTAGTTATTAATGAGAGTTGTAATATCCTGGGCACCGTAAGGGCTAATAAGATTATTGGAGACGTCGGCTCGTGGGCAATCAATATTGCTCAGCACCGCTCCCGTCGAATTGCGAAAGCACAATGGGCCTGGTTCGATTTGCTTGCTGTTGATCGCCAGCCGTTCGAGCAACGAGTGCAGCTTTTAGGCGCGCTTCGCCAGGACGACTCAATTAATATTACGGGTGGAGGTAAATTAACGGCAGGTATGGAGTACAAGAGTTATGAAGGTGGCTCGTTGAGTATGGGTAAACTAGGGTACTGTATTCTCATGCTGGGTACCGGCGCTACTTCGGGTGGTGGCCCCATGACCTGTGCGCTCTCTATTGATGGCGTTTTATATAAGCAGGAAAATGGGAGTATGGAAATTCAATCAATGGATTTCATCGTTCCGCCAGGTACCGGCCAGACTGTTGTGCGTTATGGGTACTATCTGGACAGAAACGGTGGTATGACGGGTGTAATCTTGTCACGTTTTCACGCGTTTGTTATGCGTAATTCAAATATTATTCGAGGTGTTTCAAGTGATTAA